TCTTTTAGAGGATATTGTTTCTGCCATATTGCTTTTATCTTTGCGTCATCTTCAGCAATAGGTGTCACACCCTCAAATTCTGATTTATCATAATTCCAATAACCATCAACTTTTCTAATCTTCAGTTTAAAGTTTGCACCTTTCCAGAAGTCAAATGGGTTGATTGGTGATTCATCTTCAAATTGTGGTTTCATTGCTTCAGTAATCTTATCAAATATCTTCTTACCAAATTTGTATAAGAATACTTTACCTTCGTTCTCTGGTCTTTTAGGGTCACTCACAACATAGACGTTTGCATGATATGATAATTTTCTTTTTCTCTTTCTTGCAATCTCTTTATCAGAATCAACACCTGTATTCCAGAGTCTTGAGTTTTCTTCTGAAACAGGATCTTTTTGATTAAGAGTTGTAAGAGAGTTTTCTATAAACCACCCACCAGGTCCTTGAAATGCATGTGACCATAATCTCACCCATGGCATGTCTTCACCTTCAGGTGCAGGTAAAAATCTTAATACTGCATAACCATTACCTGATTTATCAAGTTCAGGTTTCCAGAGTCTATCGTCTTGATATTTACTCTTATCACCTTTATTATCTTCTGTGTTTAATTTTTCGTCTAGTGCTTTGGTCAAAGCATCAAAGTTGCTAGATGATTGTTTTAATGTTTCGAAATCCATATATTCTCCTTATATTATTGTATTCGTGTTACCTGTATTATCGGTATCATTTCTATTTATACGATTCATAATGTGTACTACTATATCAAAATTACCACTTATTGTCAATGCTCCTTTGTAGTCATCTTCTTGCAATTAATCTATTACCATCCCACCACCTTTTGTCAATGATACTTTGTAATTGTTCATAAGTAATATATTCTAAATTTTTAAATCCATTAAACTGTGGGTGCATTCTGTTTACTCTACTATTATTATCTATTGATGCGTTATTTACTTTATAGAATACTATATCAGGATTTTCATTCATCAATGCTTGTAGTTGTACAATCCAATTAACTGATGGTGTTGGTTTATGATTGATAGGACTATAGTTTGGTGTGCCCTTATATAAATTGTTTATATTATTTGTATTACTATTTAAATCATGACCTAACAAATACACTTGTTGTGGTTCTTCATTCTTTATTGCTAACCATATAGCAGTAGGTCCTGCAGCCCAACCTAAATCTTGACCACCTTGAACATCTTTAATATTATGCACTTTGTCATCATCTCTAACCCAACTAACTTTTGTTTTGAATGATTGTTGATATTGTTTTAATTTACTATAATCTTTTTTTACTTGATTAGCAAAACTTATAAGTGTAGAACCACCTGTAACAAACTTTTTACTACGACCTTTTTTATTTGTCTTTAATAAATTTAAATCATCAATGTATTTTATCATCTCTTCATCTACTGTACCATACACTGATGTATAAAATAAACTTTCATCTTGTAAATGCCAGTTTCTAAAGTAACACATGTTTTCATAAGCATAACCACTATGATATATTTCATGTGTGATACCTTGGTCAACTGCAACTAAAACGTCAGGTGTATACTCTCTATACAATGCGTTACACCCATAAATCTTACCATGTGGTTTTAAAGCATCAATATTGACATCTTTTCTACTCTCACCATTACCTAAACAAAATACTCTTTTCATTCTTTATCTAACAAATATTTGCTACTAACAGGAAATTGGTCTTTTATATGATGTGCAATATCTCTTGTTACCTCTCTTGTTTCTTGTTGAGCATCATCTTTATTTCGTAAATTGCATACTCTAGTAAATGCATACAATGTACCTGACCATATCCACTCTGTCATCATACATTGTGGTAATATCATTCTTGCAAGTTCAGGTGCAATATTATTATCTAACATATCCTGATACATCTCTTTTGTTTTTTTAATCAATGGCATTATATCGTATTCTACCTCTGTTTTAGTAGAGCCTTGTTTTTTATTCTCGTGTTTTTCTCTCCATAGAAATGGTATATAAAACTCCGGGTCATCACTCACATATCTACGACTTACTTCGTTCCAAACTAAACCGACCTGGTGTTTAACTAATTGTCTTGCTACGAACACAGGTGCTTTAATTCTAAACTGTAATGAAGCATGAGCAAATGGTGACCAATGATTATGTTCTGCAAGGTATTTTATTAATCTATCATCATTATCTTGAATTTGTTTATGTTCTTTTGCAAATGATACTCTTGCTGAGTTTACTACAGATAAATCAGAACCCATTATGTCTGTTAGTGAAACTTGCGTCATATTGGTAATTTTCCTACTTTAGGTAAATAATTTAAATCTCTTGCTTCACACTCTATTTTTTCTTTCAGTGTCTTTGATATAAACTTACCAACAGTTTCAATTTCTATATCATTCTCACCACAATAATACACCACTGCATCAATATATGATATATCTGGTTTTTCTTTTTTAATTATCTCTATTTTTTGATAAAATTTCATACTATTCATATTATTCCTAACGCATTTATTATTAACAGAACACATATCAGTATAACAATAAACTCTAAATATAATGTTCCAACATTCATATTAGTTTTATCCTTTTCCATGTTAAATTACAATATGCACATTGTTTTGTTTCACCAACTTTGAGATGGTAATACACCGTTGGGTGACTATCATCTTGACCTGAACATTCTACTTTTGCCCAATCAATCTCAATGACACGATTGTAGTGATTTCCAAAACTATCTTTAGACATACTACTTTATAACACTTTCTTTTAAATTTGTCAATGTTGAATCTAACACATCATAATATTCATCAGTTGCATTTAAGGGTGCTATTAGATGAAGTGGTTTTTCTCTTTTTGTACTGAATATGATACCTGCATTTGCTTGTATCTCAAAATCATTCTTCTCAAATACTTGTTTGACATTTTTTCTTATATCATCAAATTTATCAAAACTTAATTGTTCTAGGTAATATAAAACACTGATTATACCAGGTTGAAAGAATGAATATGTATATCCATGATCCCAATTAAAATCATCACCTAATGCTTCAGCAATATAACTATCATAACAGGTCATTGATAATGGAAAGTGACCACCTGTGATTGCTTTACCCATTGTAAATATACTAGGTCTAAATGATGTTGTTTCCCAACCAAAGAACTTACCTAATTTACCACCACCCATAAAGATATCATCTACTATAATTGGTATATCATACATTATACGAATCATTTCTAATTCTCTCCAGAATTTATCTTTATATGGTTTTAATTTTTTAGCATAGGTATGCGATTCTACAATTATACACGCAACAGTTTCTAAATCTATTGTGTGTAAATCAAAATCTCTTGGTACTATTTTTCTGTGTGGGTAGTGTGGCATTTCATAGAAAGGGTCAACATTAAATAACGTATTACCTACAGATTGTGTTAAGTATGTTGAACCGTGATAACTACCATCAAAACTAATGATAAGTTTTCTATCTTTATTTTGTTTTTTCTGATGATATGCAAATGCTAATTTGATTGCACCTTCGTTTGCATCACTACCTGATAGTGCAAAGAAACTCTTAAAACCACCACTCATCTTTTTAATTTTAGATGCTAAATCAAAACTTCTTTTATTGAGAAATAATTCTTCTTCTGATAAAAAGTTTTCACCAACTTCCGGTTTATCATAAAGTAACATCTCTCTATGAACTTCTCTTACAAAATTAGATTGACAATATCCTAATAGAAAACAACCATAATGTAAGTGTGGGTCTAGTTGCTTAACACCATCAACTACCCTACCAAAATCCCAATAGATACCCTCAGAGGATTTCTTTTCATTCACATTTACATCAACCTGATAACCAGGTATCAAACCATCAAATCTCATTAATTAACCAATTTTAAATGTCACATCCGTTGTATACTCTAAGGTACTATCTCTTAATTCTTGTTGATACAATTCACCTGTAAAGGTTAATGCATCACTACCATTCCAGTTTATACTGTGTGTACCGAAATTATTAACACCTACTGAGGTTTCACCTGACCATTTTGCAACACCATTTATTTTAAAAACAGCACTTGCATTAATGTAATTTTCGAAATTTGCTTGTGATGTGCCAGTAATATTCTCATTCCATGATGCAGTTACATCATAACCTGTGCCACCTGTTGGTGTCATTGTAACTGTCAATATTGCTGGTGTTATCACATCTGATAGAGTTGTAAAGGTAAAAGTACCTTTCATTACAACGTCTTGAGTGAAGTCGAAGGTATGAGTAACAGACCTTACGATATCTCCAGATGTTACACCAGAATGGTCAATATCACTTGCAATGATTGATGAGTTGACATGAAAGTCACAATCATAAGCTTTGAACCCACCAATAAAATTAGGATTATGTTTCAATGTAATTGTATATGTTTTGTCTGTCATTTTATATCCTTTTCTTTCTTACCATTCTATTTATGCTTCTAATAACCCGTCAAATAACCATAATGCTTCAAAAAATGTAACTAACTTTAAATCGGTTTTTCTAACTAAATTATATGACAAAGTAAATCTATCTACATTTGATGGATTATGTGTTGAATGTGGCATGCCTGTATTTACAATGCTAGGTTTATTTATTGTTCTCTCATATACCATATTACAATCTTCTTCTTTTGACCATATAACATGCCATTTTTTACCATTTTTTTGTGTATGTGTATCTATAATTAAATTATCTTCGTTCTTCAATTCCCACCATCTTAAACCACCTCCTGGAACTTCCCAAGTAATGTTTAGTTTTGCATGATTGTCTATAAAACTGTTTGGGTCATCTGAATAATCTTCTTCTTTGTTATTATCAATATGTACTTTGATAGAATCATTTGATTTGGTGTTAAATAATAATTTGCTATCATAAAATAAATTAAATTTATCTAAAAATTCAGTAACTTTTTTATCATTATCAGGTGTATTACAAACATACACATCTGTATCACCTTTATATTTTATATCGTAATATTTACTGCCTACTTTTTGTTCTCTACTAAAAGTTTGTTTGATATTCTCCCATTTAGGTTTTTCTAACTCAAATGGGAGGTCAATATATCGGTGATATACGTTTTGTAAATAATAATTATTTTCTTCCATACTCTAACTCAAACATTTTGTAAAAGTCTTCTAACACTGTTTCAAGTTTACTAATATAGTCTTTCTTATCTTTTATATATGTTGCCATAGAACCATCTTCACCACCAATAATAACTACTACTTGCTCTATGTCTTTTTTAAATAACTCTTCATACATTAATGCGTATGCAGTGCATTGTAAAAAGTAATTATCAATCCATTCTTCTTTTCTTTCTTTATTAGCAGTCTTAAAATCTATGACAGATAGTTTACCATTGTATTCTGCAATACAATCAACTTGACCTGCTAATTTATATTTACTTGAATATAATACTGTTTCTAAACAATGTACGTTATTAATTTGGTCAACATATGGTTTCATTAATTTAAATAAACCTAGAGGTAAAACACTTCTTTCCTCTAATGGTTCACCTTTGATGTAGTTCTCAATAAGGTTATGTGTAGCAGTTCCTCTACGAGCAGCTCTACCCATTTCCCAATTAGCAACGTTTTCACCAATTCTATCACGCCATTGCTGAAGTTCTACTTTCTTTCTTACACCTAGAACAGATGTAACACTTGGATAGTTTGTACCATTGATATCATAAAATCGATACTTACCTTTTCTTTTACCTTTTGCAGTAGGTAACACACTTTTGTCTATATCTATAAAATTAAATTTCATTATGCCTGTCTTTCCAAAAATATTGTTTTGATTGATTTAGGTTCAAAGTAACTATACACTATTTCTTTTGCAATGTCAATGCTAAAACTCTTGCAACTAAAAATATCTAAATAAAAATCACCATTGATATCACAAAAGTGACCTGTGATTGCTGATGTTTCTATTAATTGCACCAAACTATAACCTGATGCCTTTTCTTCGTGCGTTGCAAAGTGTTCTATAATAGGTTTACCATATGCTTTCATATCAATACCATCTACCAACATTTTAGTAAATTCTTTTATAAATTTAGCATCTTTGACTAACTCTTTAGACTCTTCACTACCTTTACAATCTAATATTAGATGATAACCCCAATTATTCATTTTACACCTCTCTTGTATATTTGCACTTCATAATGCTCGGCATTTAATTTATCTATAATGTGTTTTACTGCTAAATCTGGTCTAGAATCACCACACATAAAAATATCAAACGCAACATATTTTCTTTTAGGCCAAGTATGAAATGTTATATGAGATTCTTCTAATACTGCGACACCAGATAACCCACCGTCATCAAACTTATGTACATGACCATATAATCTAGTTGTGTTTGCAATTTTAGATGCGTCTAATAATATTTTATCAAAATGTATGTCTTTTAATGAAGTATCAAATCCCCATATATCTAGTATATAATGGTCACCTGCATATGATTCACCTGTGAAATCATTTTCTATAAAATGGTCGTCAGTTACTATTCTCCCCATAAGTGCTTCACTATCCCATTAAAATATATTGAAAAAGCAATTGCATTGAGTATCATAATACTTCTATCTCTCCACAACATACCTACAATAACCCAACCTGCAATACCCACTGTGCTGATATATAAGTTCATAGGGAATATGTTATTGGAGGTTAATACCATACCAACAATTAAAAAGATACTTGATACCCATTTAATCCACCAATCTAATGTAAATTCTTTACTTTGCTTTCTGTCCACTTACTATATCACTCTCAGTAGGAAATGAATTATCACTATACATCTCATACTTTGTTTTACCATTATCTTTATATGCTCTTAAAAATTGTTTTCTATTCTCGATTTTATTATTAAATGAGCAATGCACCCAACCACTATTTGGGTCACCTGGTGAAAAGAACTCTAATATCAGTTGGTCAAAACTTAAATTATCTCTGATATATTCTGCTAAATCTTTATTTGATACACCAGGTATTTCAAAATCTGCCGCTTGACCTTTTGCATGTTGTGAATTAATAGATGACCCAATAGCAACACATAATTCTGGACTTCTATAACCAGATGTTATTCTTAAAGGTCTACCATAATAATCTCTTAATGGTTGTAATATGCTTTGACAAAGTAATACTAAATTTGCTTCGTGTGTTCCA